AAAGAACCATTTAAAGCATTGTCGTTAGCAACAGCACTTTCCATAGCTACGATCTCAGCCCATGTTGGGTTAGCAGCAGCGAAAGTTGTAGTGTTAATACCTGTAGTATTAGCAATACCTGTTGGCTGACCACTTGAACCTGAACCAGCTAATGCACCTAAATCAATAGCAGTAGCTATAGATTGTGTTAGGTCATCTCTAATTAAGTTCTCAACATCTAAGCTAGATTGTTGTAGTAATAGTCTAGTAGCATCAGTAAAAGCACCGATTACTTTAGGAGACATAGTTACTGAACCTGAAGTAAATTCACTTTCAGAAGCAGCATTACCTTCAGTTGCAATCCAACCAGCTGATGAAGCAGCAGTCTTCTTCGGAATAACAATATTCCCTTGAAGTCCTCTGAGCATGGTCGCTCCGGCTTGCATAACACTTGAAGAGTTACGTAATACGTCGATGAAATCGCCCGCTCTGTAATCTTCAGCTACAAGAGTTGAATCATCAGATGTATTGATGTCTCTTTGTTTCCAGTTTCTTAATACCTCAGCAGGTAACATGATACCTTGAGCATCTTTACCATACTGTCTTGCAGCAGCAGCAGAACATTCGAATTCGAATTCTGCATCTTGCTGAGCTCTTCTGTCAGATGGATTAGCTAAAGCTCTAATTGCTTTTACTAAGCTAAACTGTCTAACTTCACTATTGTTCATACCAATCTCAGCAGTCTCTAGTGGTTTATCATTAGATATTTCATTTAATAATACACCTCTAAAATCTTCAACTGATATACCTTCTTGAATCGCCTTGTCAGCTAAATCTCTTTTGTTGTGTTTAACAGCTAAGTCTATAATTTCTTTTGAATTTCTTTTAAATTCAGCTTTAGCTTCTTCAACAGATTTTGATCTAACTTCGTCAAGGTTGATTTCATTTTTAACTTCTTCAGTCATAATAATTTCCTTGTTTAAAGTTTTAGAACGGCCAACGCCAACGAGTCTAGATTGATCAGCTGGGACTGATACAGAAGAAACTTCCATAGGAGTCCAGTTAGCTTTATAATACGTTTCATCATTTTTGCCGTAACGTTCTAATTTGTTTATTTTATAGCCGACACTAATATTCATTCGAATACCGTCAACCACGTCTTGGAAAACCTCACGAGCTAAATCAGATCTTCCGAATCTGACCACAGCAACAGTCCTTTTTGCTGCCTCATCAAGTTTAAATTCTTCTATCACACCAATTTGCTTAGTCATATCATGATCAAGCAAAAGCGGAGCTCGTCCAGATTCTATAAATGTCATGTCTATATCATCTGCACCGTGTCCTAGCACTTCCATGCCAAAACTTCTTTCAACAGGTTCTTCAGAAGAAACACCAATCCTAACTCTTCTATTATCCTCATCAATATATTCTGATCTAGATAAATCAATAGTTCTATACTTAATATGTAAATCAACTACATTTCTATCTTTTTCTTCATCATCATGATAAGGGCGAGCAGAATCATTTATTTCTACATCATCACCTTCCACATCCTCATGTTTTGCGAATTCGACAATTACTTTATCATCAGTCTCGCTGACATTGAGGATATGTCTATCTTCTTTATTCATAGCTTTCTCCTCTTTATTGTTAGATAAAGGATGTTTTTCCAACTCGTTAGAATTGAAATCGTTAAAATCCCTAATGGGATTAATCTTTGTTAAGGTGCTAAATTTATGACCTACTTCAATTTCAGTAGATTCTCCACCTCTATAAACTTGTATTAATGCTGCAGGATCATCTTCTGTTCCTGTAATTGTTAATGAACTGTTTGGAATATTAATCTTTCCATCTCTTTCAATTTTTAATATTTTACCTCTTGCTCTTCCGCCAGAAGTATCCCAACTTACAAAGTCACCAACTTTTAATGCATCAGGTAAAGCTCTTTCTTGTTCTTTTTTCATTTTTTCCACCAATCTTGTTGACCAAGAATAACCTGCATCTCCGCCCCATAAAGCCCACGCTATTCTTCCGTTTGAAGGATAACCATCTTCACCAGGGCTAAAACCTTCTGCTTTTTTATCTACCTCATGCCTACTGAAAAAGCTATACATTCTTTTTACAGTATCATCAGATAAATTTTCATTAGCTACAATTTGTCTTGCTCTTGTAGCACCTACTCTTGTTCCACCTCTTCCAAACTCTTCACGCCAATCTAAGCCTCTCTGCGCTTCAGTTTTCATTCCATCATTAGGTTTAGGCATCGTCATCACCACCTTGTATATCAGGTTCTACAGGTAACTTAACACCAAAAGGTTGGAAAGCTGTTTTGATTCCATATTGTTCTGCAAGTTTTTGTTCTCTTTCGTGTTGTTCAAATAGTTCTTCAACATCTCTACCGTAATTAGCTTGTACATCTTGATAAGTTACTAAACCAGACTGCATACCATTTATAGATGCATTCATCTCTTTTTGAGGATCAACCCACTGGAATGATCTACCAATAAATATTGTATTATCTGCAAACTTATCATACTTGCTCATTGGTAAAGGTATATTATTTGCAGGATTCATTACGATAGCTCCTGTTGATATAGACATTTCTAACCATTTTTCAAAAACAGGTCTCATAAAATGATCAATTACAAACTTTTGATATACTTTATACATTTCTCTATCTTCAAGAGCACCAGCTCTTAATGAACTGTAATTAACTGAGCTTAAGTCATTAGTTAATGCATGATAAGAAATATTTAAACCAGACGCTACACTTCTTAAAACACTAGTTGTAAATGAAGAAAATGCCGTGCTTGGGTGATCAGGATCAAATGATTTAAAATCCATACCAGCAGGAAGTTGCTCAAAAGAACCTGCTTGAGCTTCCATAATAGGAGTAAATGTATCTTCTAAATCATCACCTACATATCCATCACCATCTGGCGAAGTAAAGAACCCCATTTTAGAGGCAGATACACGTGCTGCTGTTATTTCTGCTTCTAAATAACCGTTAAGCATTTTTATGTTTGGCATAGCTGCAGCTGTAAAAGGAACACCTCTATTTTGTTCAGCTCTACTTGGTAAATAAGCATGAATAATTTCATTTGCAGGAACTCTTATATGTTCCTTAGGTGACATATAAGTATTATCATAAGGATGGTTTTTAAATAACCAATAAGCAACAGGTTTATCGTTTTTGTCAACTTCAACGCCCATTTTAATTCTATTTTTTGTTTTAGGATTTACTTCATTTTTTGTTTCATCTAAATGATCAGCTTCTAAAAACTGTAGTTTATATCCATATTTAGAATCTCTTGTTTGTACATGTCTTATTAAAACCTCACCATCTCTTGCTAAACATTCGACAAATAACTTTTGACAATCAATAAAAGATTGTCTACCATTTAAAGTACAGTTACCCATTTTTGACCATTTTATAAATTCAGTCTCTATAACTCTATTACCTATAATATCTAATGATCCGTCTGTATTTCTTGCTTTAACACCTAATCTAATTCCATTAGAACCAATAATGTTTGAAACCATAAGATTTAGATATCTAGCAACAAAAGAATCATTTCTTGCTAAATCTCTACTTCTTTCTCTTAGTATTCTTAGTTGATTTTTAATTTCAGCATCAGCTGAAGTACTTGAAGCTCTGAAGTCTTCAAATAGTCTACCTGTACTTGCTCCTGCGTATTTTCTATACATTGGCGCTTTACGTACTTTCTTATTACTTCTTCCTATTATTTTGTCATACCAAGCCATATTTAAAACCTAATTTTGATTGTATTACCGGAATCTTTATTATTTTTGATTCTTGCTTTTTTAACTTCTTTTAAATATTCAGCTTTATATCTATCTCTAAACTGCAATAATTCATCTATAGTTAATCTTGACAATGATCTGCCAGCAATACTCATTGAACTTTGATCCATTGTCGCTCTATTTTCTATAACAGCCTCAATAGCATCAAGCACTTTTTTTGCATGTGATCTAACAGAAGTTGTGACTGTTGCGTAATTTTCTTGAATTTCTGTAAAACCTTCAGATAGCTTAATTCTTGCAGAATCAGAAGATCTTGTTATATACGCAATCCAGTTATATTCACCAGCCGCGTATGATGTAGTATTACTAACTTCAATAATATATTCATCATTAGATTCTGTAGCAGTTAATGAAAAATTAGATGCAGTTGAACCATCAACTAAATTGAATTCATAAGATAAAGCATAAGATGCAGTTGGGTAGTCGGTGGATAAGTCTGTTCTCTTCCACGCCCAAAAATCTCCTAACTGCAACTCATTAGGTTCTGTGTCTAGATAGTTAGTACTATCGAATTTATTGGCCATAAATAAATAATAGTTTTTTTGATTATACTATTATTTATATCATGAAATACCTCGATTTGTAATTATTTTCAGAAAGATTATTTTACCTTCAAAACCCATAAACAGTTTCTACTTTCAGCTGGAAACATAGGAGCCATTAAATTACTTAGTATATTTGTATCAAAATATTCACTTACAGTTTCAAAATATTGCTTTTGCCAATCATTCATTAAAGGTTTATAATCTCTAATTGATGCAAATGTTCCATATTTATTTTCAATAGTAAAATATCTTTCTAATATATCTTGTAATTCAAAATGATCAAACTCACATATCTCACCATTAATAATATGATTAGAAGCAGCTCCTACTTGTTCATCATAATTAGGTGTTGATAATAAAATGGTTGTATCTTCATTAGCGAACTTACACATATTTTCTAGAAATATATCTGCATTCTTTTTACCAATATGTTCTATTACTTCAAAACTACAAATTAAATCATAAGTTTCGCCTGTAGGTTCTATGTTTGAACATAAATCTAATTGTTCAAATGATGCCCATTCAACATTTTCATATTTTTCATTAGCATCATTCATTGTTTTTTCTCTTACATCAACACCTAAATACTTTTCGCATTTAAATCTATTTCTGTAAAATACTTCTAAACAGCTACCTGTTCCACAGCCCCAATCTAAAACTTTCATTCCTATCTTTGCACGTTTTAAAACATGAGTCCACCTAAGATAATGTGCAAATTGATCGCGATGATAAATATGTCGCTCCATTGCAGTATCTGGGTTTAATTGTGTTGTGTTATATTTTTTCATAGTATACTCCTTGTTGTGAAAAAATCTGATCAGCAAGATTACAACTATCTTGCCAACGTTGATTTGATTTATCTGATATTTGAGCGATCACCGCTTTTACTCCTACTTGACACAAACCTTTTGCGCATTCATGACAAGCATGTAAACCATAAATAAAGATTGTAGAACCTTCTAACGATACACCATTTAATGTTGCATGATAAATACAATTCATTTCTGCATGTATCGTGTATTTGTATTTTTGTTCTCTATCTTCATATAAAGCTAGTTTATCTGGAAACTTTCTTGGGAAACCATTGTAACCTTGAGATAATACTTGACCCTCATTACCAATAGCGACAGCTCCAACTTGTGTAGAAGGATCTTTACTCCAAGTAGATATTTCTTTTGCAAGATTTAAATATCTATTTTTCCAAATGTTTGAAATGTTTTTCATAAATATGTAAGTTTTGTACTTGCCAATGAATAACTCCTGAATCATAACCTAAGTCGTTGCTTAACTTATCTAGAATATATTTATGCCAAGCATAATCGTTTTTATAACCATAAACAGCATCATTAGACCTCATCTGCACCACACAATCAACCTTCTGAGATAAGGAGTTAATGTAAAAGCTAACTGCATTAGTGCAGATAAAATCGTTCTTGCCGTTATCTTGATATTCTTCCCATATACTAGGTCTTGTATAAACCATAGTTGCTCTCCTTGAATTACTGTTACGTTGTAATTCCTCTTTAGCATTTACATATTGGCTATAGTATATTGGGGAATATATCAATCTTCCGTAATTTGAATTGATTTCTCCATTATTATCTGCTGTATATTTCCATGCAGCAGGAGTTGGATCATAATCTATATCATGTATATTAGTTGATCCTAATTTGTACCAGTTTATTTCTGCATCAATATAATCTTGGTTGACTTCACCAAATATAGTAGGTTCATCTGCTATAAAGCTAGCTCCTAATATTTGTATTGTTTTACAACCTGTTTTATCAGTAATAAATTGCTCTTTGTCATACATTCTTTGCAATGTATTGCGAATATCTGATACATTCATTTTTTCTTTTTTTCTTTTAAATATGCACCATAAAAACTTGCATAGTTAATTAAATCTAAAACTGAATCGTAAGCAGATTCAAAATTAGCTGTTTTACTTTCAAAAGCTAAAGATTCTAATCGTTTAACTTTAGTATGTATCATAGTTAAATAAGATGCATCATTGTATGGAAAGTATTCTTTCTTTGATTCTGAACCTTTTGATTTATAATCTTCGCCTTTTAATTCTTGTAAAGCTGCTGCTTCACTTAATACTGAATGCATAATTTACTCCTTATCTAAAAAATTTAATTTACCAATATTATCATAATGCTGTGGTGATTGCCAACCGTCTGGTTTTACAAGATCAGGTAATCCCAATGGATTTGGTCTTGTATCTTTTATACCAATCTCTTTTTGCATATTTGCATGATGTACACGTTTCCATGCTTTTTTAATATCTACATCAAATGCATCTAATGAACCTAATGCAATTACAATAATATCTATGAAAGCATCTACTACTTCATCTGGTTCTTCGTATTTAATAGCTTGAAATAATTCATTAAGTTCTTCTTGTACAAATTTTGCTCTAAATTCAAGATAATGTAATTTTTCATTATCTGATGCTTTACTAATAAACTTATTAATTTGATATAGTTTATTAAGTTTTTTAATATCACCTATCATGCTGCAACCTTTTTAGGATTATCATTAATCCAATGTATAACTTCATCAAAACTATCTGATGTAAATAAGTTTTCTTCACCACCATACTCATAAACAACATGAAATCTTGGTGCTAATGTATCAGTTAAACCATATATATCTTCAGAATTACATTTTCTTTCTTTAATATCTTTAGCATCAACCCATATATGATAACCTTTATCATAATCTTCATTACTCATAAAACTAGGTAACGCATCATTTCTATATGATACATCTACCCAACCTTCTGGTAATTTTAAATCTTTGTGATATTCACTCCACTGCATAATTAACTCCTTTATTTATTTTTATTATATTCTTACTTTTTTCAAACCTTCAGCTTTTGCAGCTTCAGGAAATTTAGTC